TTTCCAAATTATATTTGCAGTTCAGAAGGAAGGGTCATGAATGTTAGAACGCAACGGATCCTATCTCAGACTGTAGATGATAAGGGTTACGCAAGAGTAACTCTTCGAAAGAATAATAAACAATATAACATGAGAGTTCATAGAATAATCGCAGATGCATTTCTAGATGGTGATCCTGAACTAGATGTTATACATAAAAATTTAGATCGCTCTAAAAATGAAGCCAGCAACTTAGAGCGGAGAAGCAGATCAGAGATTATATCCAGCGCTTATGGAAGAGGAACTAAGAAGCCTAATGGCGCAACTAGAGTTTTAGTAGTCGAGACCGGCGAGATTTTTGAATCGATTAATGAATGCGCGAAAGCACTAAACTGTAACAGATATTCGATCATTAAATGTCTTGGTGGGAAGATCGAACGTGTCAGAGGAGTGCATATTAGGGTTGTTTGATTAGGGTTGTTTGATTAGGGGCGTCGACATGGCGCTCTTTTTATTTTGAAAGGAGAATAGAATATGGGTATGCATACTGAATTAAATATCGGCGTTAATTTAAAAGCTGATACGCCAGAGAATATCATTAACATTCTTAAATTTATGATCGGCGATCTTGGTAAACTGAAGTCACATGAGATTCCAGCTCATAAGTTATTTTTATCACGCAAATGGGCGATTATGTTTGGGCCTGATAGTTGTTATTCTGACGGTTACATGGACTGTTCGATGATTGGAGATGATGATATTGACGAATACAGATTCAATATTCGCTGTAATTTGGTGAATTGTGATGACGAGATAGAACTATTCTTAGACTTCATTCGTCCGTATCTAGCAACCACTGGATTCCTTGGTTATAAGAGACGTGAAAAAGATAAGAATCCAATCTTAATCTATAGTACTTCTCATAGGATTGAATACAAAAGAATTGAGAGAATGCATAGCAGCCGTCATAAAAAATGTTCTGACTGTAGGTATCGTAGTTGTGATATGTGTCGAGAATCGAGTAAAACGCATTGTGTCTGCCCCTGCGCCACTTGCGTAGACGAAAACGGTAAAATGAGTAATTATTCATATAAACTTCAGGATTGGGCTTAAAGGCTATAAAAGTATTTCTTGGAAGTTTTTTGTTAAGGAGACATGAAATGAGAGAAATTTTATTTAGAGGAAAAGTACCAAATGATTACTATATTCAATATCTTCGTGGACGCTGGGTCGAGGGTAGTCTTGTTCATCAGACGGCGTTTTATGGCGATATAGTCGATCGTTATCATATTCTTTGTAATGGAGAATTTGATGGGGATTATTATGACTCGGCTGAAGTTATCAAAGAAACAGTCGGGCAGTTTACGGGTTTATTAGATAAGAATGGCAGAAAGATATTTGAGGGCGATATTGTTCGTAGCGTGAGTAGACAAAACGAAATCGTTGGCGTCATGGTATTTCACAATGGTGGCTTTGAATTAGATTGGAGAAGTTTCAATGAATTTTCAATGGAGCAGGGTTTCTCGATGATTGATTCGGAACTAGGTCAGGTAATTATCGGCAACATCCACGATAATCCTGAATTATTGGAGGTAAGATAAATGAGTCACTATTGTGGTAATTGTAGAGAGTGCAAAGCTGACTGGAGAAAAGAACGTCTATTTCGAGGGAAACGAATTGATAATGGCGACTGGTTTGTCGGGTGCGACATTTGGGGTCCCTGGTTTAAAGATCAAAACTTTGTTACATTAAGTGATCGTAAAGAAATGGTAAGGGTTGACCCTCAGACTATCGGCGAATTCATCGGAGCCTTTACCGCTGACGGAACTAAGATTTTCGAAGGAGATATTATTGACACTCCTCGTTGGGTTGTTAGGTATTCACATGGGATGTATTGCTGTTATGGATTACAGGTTGGGTGGTATATCCAGCGTGATAATTGGGAGAGTTGGAAGGAATTGGAGTACACTGACGAAATGGTGGTCATCGGCAACGTCCACGATAATCCTGAATTATTGGAGGTAAGATAATATGGGCGAATATGGGCAGGAAATCCCAAAGGAAGAGAACGATCGAAGACTATTTCTTATTGAGCTACATAACGGTCGATGTCCTGTTTGTAATACAAACTGGCTTGCAAGGATTGAAGACGAACTATATATACATGGTTCCGACCAAGGTCGTCATATATTCCTTTGTGATAATTGTGGGGTTGTCGCTAGAAAAGATGTTAAATACATATCTGTGAGACCTAGCATATACTGGTATAAATATGGTCCGCCTAATTACATAGAAGAGTGATTTCAAAAGAGGCTCCGTTACTACGACAGGGCCTCTTCTTTTTTTGCCCACACTCAAACCCGCACACATTCGACATTGAATTATTTTAATATTTTATTAAGTTTGTGACACCTAAAGGGGTGTGATTTTCGCGTTAAAAACATGCCCTTTTATGAGAGAAAGAAAATTTATCTTTTTGATACATTTTCTTTTATTATTTTGAAATATTTTAAGAAAGGAGGGCTCACTAATGGTAAAGCTCGAAAGCAAGTTTCAGAAGGATTTTATCGACAAGGTTAAGAGCAGATACCCTGGGTGTGTCGCATTAAAAAATGATCCTACCTATATTCAGGGTTTTCCTGACTGGACTATTTTATATGAGGATAAGTGGGCCGTCCTTGAAATGAAAAAAGAACGAGGCGCTCATAAACAGCCGAACCAAGAGTATTATGTCGACAAACTTAACAAGATGTCATTTTCTAAATTCGTATATCCTGAAAATGAAAATGAGGTAATTGAAGATCTAGACATTTTATTTAAACGTAAACGGAGGCGCCAATGAAATTTTATGATCATAAAAGTTTAAGTGGCCTGCATGCTCCATTCACCGCATCTCAATCCAGCTGGCTTCGCTATGATGACGACAAAATCATGGAAGTTTATGCGAACAAGAAAGCAGCAGAGATGGGAACTCGACTTCATGAATGGGCAGCAGAAACTATTAATCTTGGACTTAAGCAACCTAAATCTAAGAAAACCATTTGTGCATATGTAAATGATGCAATTGGTTTCAAGATGAGTACAGAAGTAGTTCTATTTTACTCTGAGCGATTTTTCGGTACTGCCGACGCTATTTCTTTTAGAAACGGTATATTAAGAATTCATGATCTTAAGACTGGCAAAGTAGGAAAAATAGAATCACACATGGAGCAGCTAGAAGTCTATGCCGCTCTATTTTGTTTGGAATATAAGGTTAAACCTGGCGATATTCAGATCGAACTTAGAGTTTATAAGAATGATGAAGTTGTTGTCTGGAATCCCACAGCTGAGGATATTGTTCCTATCATGGATAAGATAGTTCATCTTAATAAGCTATTAGAGAAAATAGATCGTGAGGAGGAGTAAGAGTGAGTTCTGTATTAGATGAAATGCGTGCTGTACTTGAAGGTGATACTGATGCCGAAACCTTGAAGCATTATGGTACCAAATTTCATTCCGGCCGGTACCCCTATGGTTCCGGAGAAGACCCCTATCAGCATGGTGGCGATTTTCTCACCCGTGTTGAAAGACTTAAATCTCAACCCGGTGGCTGGAAAGAAACAGCCGAAAATGTTAGGAAAGAATTCGGTATTGGTCTGGAAGACTATCGTAATGAAAAGTACTGGGCAGAATATACCAGAAGAGAACAGCAAGTAGCTAAAGCAAAAACTCTAAAGGAGAAGGGTTTTGGCAATAGTGCAATTGGTAGAGAGATGGGTTTATCTGAATCTACCGTTCGTTCCTTATTAAATCCTAACTCTGAAGCTAAGATGTTAGCAGCCAAGCAGACTGCCGATTTTCTTAAGGAACAGGTTGCTGAAAAGGGCATGCTCGATGTCGGTAAAGATACTGAGCGTTTCTTAAATATTAGTAGAACGAAAATGGATCAGGCCCTTTATGCTTTGCAATCCGAGGGATATATGGTATATCAGAACCGTGTTGAGCAGCCTACTAATAGAGGTAACTTTACCACTCAGATGGTTCTGTGTCCTCCTGGCACCAAGCAGAAAGAAACATGGAACTTCGATCAGATCCATACTATCGAAGACTATAAATACCAGGAAGGGACTGACTCTTTCAAGAAGAAGTTCACATATCCTAGCAGTCTTGATTCCAAGCGCCTGATGGTTCGATATGCAGATGATGTTGGACCGGATGGTTTTAAAGGTATCGAGAAGGATGGTGTTATTGAGCTTCGTAGAGGTGTAACAGATCTGGATCTTCAAGGAGCTAAATATTCTCAGGTTCGTATACTCGTCGATGGTACCCATTATTTGAAGGGTATGGCGGTATATTCTGATGATATGCCCAAGGGAGTAGATGTAATATTTAACACCAATAAAAAGAAAGATGTTCCCGCCCTTGGTGAAAAGGATAATACTGTTCTTAAATTAATTAAAAATGACCCCGAGAATCCGTTCGGTTCTCTTATCAAAGATGCTGATAAGGGCGGTCAATATTGGTATAAAGATCCCAAGACTGGTGAAGAGAAACTCGGTCTTATTAATAAGAAATCTGACGAAGGCGACTGGTCCGAATGGGCCGATGCTCTCCCTTCCCAGTTCTTATCTAAGCAGTCCCAGGCTCTCGCAAAGCGCCAGTTGACTCTTGCTGCCAATGATCGGTATGAAGAGTTCAATAGAATTTGTGAAGTTACTAACCCCACTATTAAAAAGCATCTCCTTAATTCCTTCGCCGATGATTGTGATGGTGCTGCCGTAAATCTTAAAGCAGCTGCCCTCCCTGGTCAGAAATACCACGTTATTATTCCTATTAATAATCAGAAGGATACCGAAGTTTATGCCCCTGATTATCCTGATGGAACTAAGTTAGCTCTCGTTCGATATCCCCATGGTGGCACATTTGAAATCCCTATCCTAACCGTTAATAATAAAAATGCCAATGCTAAGAAAATGCTTGGCAAAGATGTGAATGACGTGGTCGGTATCACAAGTAAAGTAGCCGAGCAGTTATCTGGCGCTGACTTTGATGGCGATACTGTTATGTGTATTCCTACTCACTACGGGAAGATCAAGATTGAAAATAGCCCCCCTCTCAAACAGCTCGTAGGTTTCGAACCTAAAGTAGAATATGGAACTGTCAAGAAGGGCGACGATTTTTATAACGATCGTGGGGAAAAAGTTAAGATCATGACCAAGAGGGATACTCAGATGGAGATGGGGATTATTTCTAATCTCATCACCGATATGACTTTATCCGGTGGCGCCAGTGATGATGAGCTAGCCCGTGCCGTTAAGCATAGTATGGTGGTCATAGACGCCGAGAAGCATAAGCTGGACTATAAGCGCAGCGAGATCGAGAATGATGTAGCTTCCCTTAAGAGAAAATACCAGCAGACTGTTAGAGAAGACGGCACTATTAAATATGGTGGCGCCTCTACTATTATTTCTAAGGCTAAGAGTGAGGAGAGAGTCCTTAAGCGTAGGGGTCAGGCCTCCATTGATAAGGAGACTGGGGCTAAGACTCATAAATTAGCCAATGCCGACGATCTATATTATGTAGATAAGACCTATGATAAGAAGACCGGGATGGTGACTCTTAGAACTAGTGCCGGTAAGAAAATTGTATATGATTCTAATGATAAGGCGGCAGCTGAAAAGTATAATCCCGTCCGTAAATTTAATGATGATGGTACAGTAACTTATACAAACAAGGCCGGAGATATAACCTATAGAGTTAAAGCAAGACAGCAGACCAGTACTAAGATGGCAGAAGCTGATGATGCTTATGAATTGGTGTCTGCGGCACGTCATCCGATGGAGATCATCTATGCAGATTATGCTAATAGCATGAAGTCTCTAGCAAATCAGGCACGTAAAGAGATGGTCAATACTGGCAGAATCGAGCGTAACTCTGCAGCTACCAAGACATACCAGGCAGAAGTAGACTCTCTTATGGCTCGTCTTAATGAGGCTGAAAAGAACACCGTTCGTGAAAGACAGGCCGTTCGTCTTGCTAATGCTGAGGTCAAGGCTAAACAAAGAAAGGCTGAGGAAGAGGGCTCTGAAATGAGTAAGAGTGATGTCCGTAAAGCTAGCCAGCAGGCCATGACTAAGTATCGTCAAGAGGTTGGTTCTGTGTCCCGTCGTGATAGAAACATCAAGATTAGCGATCGTGAATGGGAAGCTATTCAAGCTGGCGCAATTAGTGAGAACAAGCTTAAGCGAATCCTTGCTAATGCTGACATTGATGAGCTTCGTCAGCGTGCAACTCCTCGTAACACAAGAACGATTAGCGCAGGCAAAGCTGATCGAATCAAGAGAATGAGTGCAACTGGAAACTACACAATCGCTGAGATTGCTAATCAACTTGGTCTATCGACAACAACAGTTAAGAAGTACTTGAAAGGAGTTGACTAAACAATGGAACAACAGTTCATGCTAACAACTTTTGACAATCCTTTCAATCCGTTCGTCGACTTCTCTTCTTGGTACATGTTTGATTGTGAGAAAGGTCACAACACTTCTTCGCGTTTAGCAAGATTAGTAAACATCGATTCCGAAATGACACAAAAAGAGATTGATGAAGAAAGAGAAAGAGCAATGAATCTAATTGTTCAGTATGATTTGGAAGATACTTTCTTCAAAGGAACCGAAGAACAGATTGAAAAATGGATTAGTCACTATCAGAATACTAAAAACTCTGATGAAAATTAAACTTTATCCAATTTTCGGCAGACTGCAACTGTTAAAAATATATAAATGATTGTGAAATGATAGGGAGGGGGTCTTTTAAAACACCACCCCCTCCTGCAT